TACCAGCACCCAGTAGGGCACCACAGCTATGCTCGTTTCGATCACCGAGTTGCACAACCTGACCGGGCAGGACAGGCGGCGCATAACCAAGGCCCTGTCTAATCTGAAGGCAAAACCAGGGGAGAAGGGCGCGAAGCTGTACGAGTCCGAAGTTGCTATCCCGCTGCTGTACGTATCTGAGGGCGGCGAGCTTGACCCTCAGAAGGAGCGCGCCCGACTCACGCACCATCAGGCAAACATCGCGGCGCTTGAGGAAAAAGAGCTTGAGGGCGAGCTAGTCCGGCGCTCTACCGTAGTGGCTGAGGTGTCAGACGCCATCGCCAACTGCCGGGCTAAGCTGCTCAGCCTGCCCAGCAAGATGGCGAGCGTAGTGGCGGGCATGTCAAGCGTGGCAGATATACGCGGCGCGCTTCAAGACAACATCCACGAAGCGTTGGACGAGTTATACACCGAATATGCAGATATTCCCGCAGGCGGCGAGGACTTGGAAGCCACCGCCGAAGCTGACAGTTAGCGAATGGGCCGACCGGTATCGGCAGCTGTCCGGCGAGGCAAGTGCGGAGCCTGGCCGCTGGCTGACATCTAGGGCTGAATACCAGCGCGGCATCATGGATGCGGTGAGCGATCCGCACATCGAGACGGTTGTAGTAATGTCTAGCGCCCAGGTGGGGAAAACCGAGGTTATTAACAATATCGTCGGGTATCACATCCACCAAGACCCGGCGCCGATGCTGGTCTTGCAGCCGACGGTAGAGATGGCGCAGACGTGGAGCAAAGACCGCCTCGCGCCGATGCTGAGAGATAGCGCGGCATTGCGTGGCAAGGTGCATGTGTCAAACCGCAGGGACTCGCAAAACACGCTACTAAGCAAGCGATTTGCCGGCGGGCACATTACGATGACGGGGTCCAACGCGCCGGCCGGCCTTGCGAGCAGGCCGATTCGCGTAGTGCTCTGCGATGAGGTGGACAGATACCCACCCAGCGCAGGAACAGAAGGCGATCCGGTGAGCTTGGCGAGGAAGCGCGCTACAACTTTCTGGAACAGAAAAGTAATTCTGACCAGCACGCCAACACTATCTGGCGTGTCGCGCATCGAGGCCGAGTTCGAGCTTTCAGACAAGCGGTACTTCATGGTCCCGTGCCCCCACTGCGGCCACTCTCAGCGACTCTTGTGGGGCAATGTGAAGTGGCTCAAAGACGAGGAAGGCAAGGGTCTACCCGATACCGCTGCATACCACTGCGGCGAGTGTGCGACGGTCTGGAGTGAAGCAGACAGGCTGGCCGCAATCCGTGGAGGTGAGTGGGTGGCGACCGATCCCGGTGGGCAAATTGCGGGGTTTCATTTGAGCGAGCTGTATTCGCCGTGGTCCAGCATCCCGGACATTGCGCGGGCATTTTTGGCGGCACAGAAAAACACCGAAAGCCTGAAAACATGGGTCAACACCGCGCTGGGTGAGCCGTGGGAGGATCGCGGCGAGCAGGTGGACCAGACCAGCCTATACAGCCGACGAGAGCAATACACGGCAGATGTGCCGGATGGGGCATTGATCCTCACAGCAGGCATTGACGTACAGCGTGACCGCATAGAGCTTGAGGTGGTTGGCTGGGGCGAAGGCGAGGAGAGCTGGAATGTCGATTACCGGGTGATATTCGGAGACACCGCGCGGGATGAGCCGTGGCAGGATCTCGAGTACGCACTACAAAATACTTATCAGCACGAAACCAACACCGCGATGCAAATCACGGCGGCGGTGATCGACTCGGGCGACCAAACCACGCGGGTATACGATTTTGTCAGGCAGTCCAAGCACCACCGACTCTATGCCGGAAAGGGCGTCTCAGGCGCAGGCCGTCCGGTTGCAAAGGTCTCGCACAGTGCAACAGGCAAGACGGCGCGCGGCATACCGCTCTATCAGGTCGGTATCGACGATGCGAAGGCGGTGATATACGCACGCCTCAAGATGGCAGAGCAGGGGCCGGGCTTTTGCCACTTCCCTCTGGATAGGGACGAAGAATACTTCGCGCAGATGACTAGCGAGAAGCTGATTACCAAATACCGCAAGGGCCACCCATACAAGGAGTGGCACAAGACGCGGGCGAGGAACGAGGCGCTGGATTGCAGGGTATATGCGTTCGCTGCGCTCAAGATACTGAACCCTGTGTGGGGCGCCGTATTGCGCAGCATAGAACGCAAGGCAAACCCAGAGCCCAAGCCAGAGCCGCAGTTGCCGAAGTCTACGCAGCGGCGCAGGCCGCAGAGGCAGCGCCGAAACTGGGCGCTCGACATCTAAGAGGATCACATGCAAAACGTATTTGATCGTGCGATGTACCCATCGCGCGAGCCATCCTCTGTTGTCGCTGGCGGTCGCTGGGTGTGGCGCAAGGTGGATCTGTCGCAGGCGTACTCGCCTGATGATTACAGCCTGCAGTACCGATTCACCAGCCAGGCCGATGCCGGCATAGCGTACACGCAGGATGCCGTTACAGACGCGGGAGTGTTTGTAATGGAGGTTCCCGCCACGCTCACACAGAGCTTTGATGCCGGTGTGTGGCTGTGGGAAGCCATCGTCACGCGCACATCAGACGGCGCAACTGCGGTGGTCGATCATGGCTATCTGGCGGTCACCAGCACCAACGAGGCCAGCCACACGCTAAAGGTGCTCAAGGCCATCAGGGCGACGATTGAGGGCACAGCAACCCGAGAGGAGGCGAACTATGCCATCGGCGGGCGATCTCTTGTGCTGCGATCTCTGAGCGAACTGTCAGAACTTGAGGCTATCTATTCGCGCCGTTGGCGGCAAGAGAAGGCTGCAGCAGACCGCAAGGCAGGTCGTCCCGTTTCGCGCGTGCTTGTGAAGATGGGGGCCTGATATGGGTTGGTTTTCTCGCAAGAAAAAGCCCAAGCAAGAGGCCGATCATGCCGCAGAAGCGCCCAAGCGCATGATTGCGCCGAATCCTCATGCCCACTGGAGGCCGAAATCGCGCGAGGCAGAGGAAAGCTACATTGCAAACACGGTGCGCGGCGGATGCCAAGTTCATGTTGATGTTCGCGTTGTCATGCTGCAAGCCGGGCAAGACAGGGATGCTGCAAAGCGGATTCTGTGCCGCAACTACGGATTCACCAGCGGAACAGCGGAGCGGCTGCTGCATGGCTGGGAGACAACCAGCAGCACGATTGACTACTACTTGCAGGGCGAGCTTCGGCCAATGCGGGCGCGGTCGCGAAAGATGGTGCGCGCCAACCCATACGGAAATCGTTTCGTTTCAACCATCAAGGCAAACGTAGTTGGGCCCCACGGTATACGGGTGCAGGCTCAGTCTTTGCGCTTTGACGGCAGTCTAGACACCACAGCAAATGACGTAATCGAGCGCGCATGGATGCAGTGGTGTCAGCGGCACTGCGACTATGCGGGCAAGCTGACGTTTATTGATCTGCAGAACCTTGCGATATCAAGCGCAGCACAGGATGGAGAGTTTCTTTTTCGCAAGTGGTACGCGGGGGCGCACGGCTTCCAGCTTCAGGTGATCGACCCGGAGTTGCTAGACGTGGAGAAAAACACCCAGAGCAGAGAGGGCCACGAGATCCGCTTGGGCGTTGAGTACGACGACGGCGGCAGGCCGACCCGCTACCACTTCAAGAAAAAGTCGCACCCCGTGGCCGGCGGGTACAGCAATTACAGCTACTACAGCCTTCCCGCATCCGAAATCATACACGGCTTTATCAACGAGTGGCCGGACCAGTCGCGCGGTGCGCCGTGGATGCACGCCAGCCTAGAGCGCGGCAAGCATTTGGAAAAATATGAAGAGGCGGCCATCGTCAAAGCCCGGTCAACGGCAGCGACAATGGCGTTTCTCAAGTCGAGCGAAGGCGATGCTTACGAGGGAGATGAAGAGTACGGCGATGGCGTGACGGTCGATCAGTACGAGGCCGGCACGATCAAGGACATCGGCAACCGGGACGTTGTCAACGTCGATTCGTCCTACCCGCACCAGATGTACGGCGCTTTTGTGAAGGCGCACCTACAAGGCATAGCCTCTGGGCTGGGTATCAGCTATCACAGCCTGAGCAATGATCTTGAGGGCGTGAGCTATTCAAGCATTCGGGCTGGCGTGCTTGAGGATCGAGAGGTTTTTAAGGGCCTTCAAAACTGGTTTGTGCGGTCGCTGATCCAGCCCGTGTACGAAGAGTGGATCACGCTACAAGTGATGGCGCAGCGCATCCGCATTGGCACGCGCCCACTAAGCAAGCCCATTGAAGAGTATTACCCGGCGCACTACCAGGCGCGCCGCTGGGCGTGGGTTGATCCTGCAAAAGACGGAATGGCAAATCAGCTTGCAATCGACAATTTCACAAAATCGCGCAGCGCCATCATCAGGGATCAGGGCGACGATCCCGAAACGGTTTTCCGTGAAATCAACGCCGAGCGGCAGATGATGGAGTCGCTAGGGCTTTCCCCGAACCAGGTAGACGAATCCATGCAAAAGCTAATGGAGGTCAGCAGTGACCAAGAGGGATGAGATTGTTGGCCGCAAGATGGAGCGTGCCGAGCAGATAGAAACCCGAGCGCTTGATGATGAGCAGCGCACGGTAGAAATCGCCTTCTCTTCTGAGGCGCCCTATGAGCGGGCCTTTGGAATTGAGGTGCTAAGCCATAACCGCGAGAGCGTGATGCTTGACCGCCTAGAGCGCGGCGCAGCGGTTTTGGTGAATCACGACGCTAACGATCAAGTCGGCGTTGTTGTATCTGCGCGCATTGATGATGACGGTGTTGGGCGGGCTGTGATCCGCTTCTCCCAGTCTCAGCGCGGGCAGGAGATATACCAGGACGTTAAAGACGGCATACGGCAGCTGGTGTCGGTTGGCTATCGCATTCATGACTACAAGATTGAGCAGCGCAAAGGGCAGCCAGACTTTGTAAACGTGACTCGATGGGAGCCGTTCGAGTTGTCGCTTGTAGCGATCCCTGCCGACCCTTCGGTAGGTGTCGGGCGTTCTGATTCACCTAATCCGCAACTTGAGGAGGGCAAAACCATGTCCGAAGCGGAAAACGTGCAGGCACAGCCTGCTGCCCCGGCTTTTGACCGGGAGGCGGAGATGAGCAAGATCCGCACCGAGGAATCGCGCCGCGTGGATTCGATCCGCCAGATCGCTGACAAGTTTGGGCTTGATGACCTTGGCCGCGATGCGGTCTCAGAGGGCTGGAGCGTTGAGCAGTTCAATGCCCGCGCGCTCGAAAAGGTTGGCGAGCGCAACAACAGTGCGCGTGCTGAGTCTGCGCATGATGGCGAGGTAGACCTGTCTCGCAAGGAGCGTGAGCAATTCTCTATGGTCCGCCTGATGGATGCGCTGAGCAACCCCAATGACCGCGCAGCCCAGCGGCGTGCCGCGTTCGAGCTAGAGGTTTCTGCAGAGGCTCAGCGCGGTTTCGGTGGCGACTTCAAGTGCCGTGGCGAGTTCGTGCCAACTAGCTTGATGTCTCGCGACCTGACCGCAGGCACCGCGACTGATGGCGCAGAGCTGGTTGCTACCGACCTGCTGGCATCGTCCTATATCGAAGTGCTGCGCAACGCATCCAGCGTGATGCGTGCTGGCGCAACGATGCTGCCCGGCCTCGTGGGTGACGTGGCAATTCCCCGCCAGACCTCTGCGGCTGCATCCACTTGGATCACTGCAGAAGATGGCGATGCGACCGAAAGCGAGCCGCAGTTCGACCAGGTGACGCTGGCGCCTAAGGACCTGGCCTGTTACACCGAGGTCACCCGCCGGCTTCTCCAGCAGTCTACCCCTGCCATTGAAGGCATTGTTCGCAATGACCTCGCTATTGCGCAGGCGCTTGGCATCGACAAGGCAGCGCTTTACGGCACTGGTGCAAGCGGGCAGCCCAAGGGCATTGCGCTGCAAACCGGCGTCAACACCAAGGACCTTGCCGCCGCAGATCCGACCTATGCAGAGATCGTCGAGATCATCCGCATGGTGATGGCTGCGAACGCGCTGATGGGCACCCCGACATGGCTGCTTGAGGCCAATGGCTGGGAGGCCCTGATGACTACGCCTAAGCAGGGGTCTGGCGTTGAGGGTAACTTCATCCTGGGCGACTCCGGCCGCATCGTGGGATACCCGCACATCATGAGCAACCAAGTCACCGCCGAGGAGTATTTCTTTGGTGACTTCTCGCAACTGCTCATTGGCGAGTGGGGTGGGCTCGAAATCAACGTCGACCCCTACACCCACAGTCTGAAAGGCAAGATCCGTTATGTGACGTTCAAAACTGTCGATGTGGCTGTACGCCAGCCCAAGGCATTCGCCTACGCACACGACGGCATTGTCTGATCCGCTACCAGCAACTACAGGGGCCCTCCGGGCCCCTTATTTTTGGTGAATGATGAAAATCAAGTTGCTAAACAGCACGAATTGTGATGGCCGCCGAGTGAAAGCCGGCGATGTCATTGACGCCAGCGAAAAGGATGGCCGCTTTCTGGTGCTGTCCGGTTTCGCTGAGGAATACACAGAGCCGGTGACGCTAAAGAGCGCGCCGACCAATCGCATGATTAAGTCGCGGACTACCCGAGGCGTCAACAAGTGAACCCAGAGCGCGACATGCCGGTTTTCTTTAAAGACTTTGGCGAGCCCGTCACATGGGGCCGCACGTCTTTGACGGGGGTACTGGATAACGATTGGGTGGATGTTGGCGACTATTCGCAGACCGCACCGATCTTAACCATTCCGCGCTCAGCGGTTCCTTCCGTATGGGCCGCGGGAGATTCAGTGACCGTATCGGGTGACGCATACAAAGTGGTGGACGTTCAGCTAACGCTGCCGCAAGTGGCGCGCGTGATACTGCGGGCTGCCTGATGTCGCTTACATTCCAGTTTGAAACCGATACGCCAGAAATGGCGGAACTCCTGTACGGCATATCGGAAAAGGTCATGCGCCCAGAGGCGGCCAAGGCGATGAACCGCACCATGACGTTTATCCGCAAAGAGGCGGCCAAAGACGTTGCCAGCCGCACGGGCATTAAGGAGACCCTGATCCGTCGCAGGATTAAGCCTATACGCACGCGCAGGGCTTCAAGTCGCAAGCTGGCTACGCAGGGGTTTATAGGGGAAACGCCTGTATTGGTTTCATTGATGTCGCCAAAGCCGAGGAAGGCGGGGCGGGGCGTGACCTACCGGACGATACCCGGTCAAGCGCCAGACCCTAAAGCGTTCTATGCCGTGATGACAAGCGGCAAAAAGTCGGCATTTGTGCGCAAGGGCGCGCCAAAGCGCAGGCTTCCTCCGAAGTATTCCGCCCTTCCCATTGAAGAAGAACGCGCAGACATCGGCCCGTTCCTCCGCAGGGCGGTGCGCGGCGTGCTTCGATCCAAAGCCGGCAATTACTTTAACTCTACGTTTTACGAAAACATGGACAAGCGGCTGATGAAGGAAGTCGTGCGCCGAGGGCTGAGAGAGTGAAGCACTACCGCCAGACAATACGCGAGTCCGTCGCTACGCTGCTGGGCTCAATCGACGCCACCATACACCGCACGCGCGTTTACCCGATGACGGCACTTCCTGCCATCTCGGTGCAGATCAACAACGAGCGCGCCATCCACGAGAATCGGGGGCCGTTGAATGCCGCGCCTAGGTACACCCGAGAAGCTGACTTGACTATTGAAGTGGTCAACGAGGCGAAAGCCAGCGTGGACGATGCCGTGGATGACCTGGTAGCGCAGGTGGAGTCGCTTATAGGCGCAGATGTGACGATTGGGGGATCGGTGGAGGAGTCCATATTGACGCGCACCGCATTCGCAGTGAACGGCGAGGGCGATATCCCCTACATGATCGCCACCCTGACCTATCGCGTGTGGTATCGCACCACCGCATCGGACCCGCAAACAGCAATCTAGGGAGTCGATATGGCTCGATACCGAGTTGAAGCTGATGGCAGCCGCTATCGGTTTGACCCTGCATCCGGCGAGTGGGTGCTTATCCAACCGGCGCAAGCCGACAAACCTGAAACAGACAGTGAGGATCAATAGCGATGGCGCTTAAGACACGCGAACAACTCCTGCTCGCTAAAGTGGAATCTGCATACGGCACTGACTCCACCCTTCAGACGGGGCAATACGTTGAAATCAGCTTCCCCGTAGAGATTGCAGGCAGTGGCGCCGCAGGCACATCGCCTGGCTACTCTGTGCTTCTGGAGGGCTGCGGGTTTGATGAGACTATCAACGCATCCACATCTGTTGTGTTTGCGCCCAACTCTGATTCTACCGAAAGTCTCACGCTGTATTTCTGGCAGTCTGGACAGCTTCACAAGGTTACGGGTGCTCGAGGCACGTTCACCATGTCCCTGTCGCCGGGCGAGATTCCGGTTTTCAACTTCACATTCACCGGACTGTACAACGCACCCAGCACTACCGCAGAGGATGCGCGGTAAACAACGCCAACACAGGCACTTTTAGCTTGCACGCCGCAAGCGCATCAATGGTTGCGTTTAATGTAGACATTGGCAATCAGGTGGTGTACCGCAATGTTATTGGTAATGAGTCGGTAGAGATTACAAATCGTGCGGTATCTGGCAGCTGCACGATCGAGGCGCCGACGATCACCGCGAAGGACTGGTTTACCACGTCGCTGGAGTCCACTACCGGGGCGCTGCAGATGGTTCATGGCTCAACCGCTGGCAACATTGTCACCATTGATGCGCCTGCAGTGCAGGTTATATCTCCAACCTATGGCGATAGCGATGGCATTGTGACACTTGAGGCGAATCTGTCTTTTGTGCCCGACGAAGGCGACGACGAAATCACCATCACCCTGACTTGAGTTGGTGCGTGGGGGCAACCCTTTATCTGGTGTCGAGCCGTGCCAGACGCGCACCGCCTACTAACGGCTCACACTCAACGGCTGAGAGGTGTTTATGTTTATTCTGCGTGAAGATTCTACTTTTGACTGGACAGTAAAGGCGCACGTTCCTGTTGATGGCAAAAAGTCGCTGGTCAAGTTCCGTGCCACGTTTAACGTACTAGACAACGACACGCAGCGCGAGCTTGTGATTGACGAAAATACCCGAGATGTTGCGCGATTCCTTGAGGCAGCGTTGGTGCGGTTTGCTGACCTGCCTGTGCAGGATTCAGGCGGCAACGAAATCACCGACGACGATGACCGCAACCGAATACTGCGGCGAAATCCAATCTTTGCCAATGCCCTGGTTGACGCGTATGCCGAGGGCATC